TGTAACTCTCGTAAATGCTGAATGAACAGCATTCTCAAACAGACTAGTAATATCCTTAATCACCGCTTCATCTTCCGGTCCCTTTTCAAAATCATAATGAAGGTCATAGCGAGCAATAGGATTTGAAGGTCCATTATGTTTTAAGATTTTGCCGGACTTCACACGCTTGGGAATATTGACGAATTTTGAAAGCCCGCCCATAATCTCATATGGTCTTCCCTCTAACATTCCCACAAAGAAGGTCCACTTTTCTCCATGAACGCTCATTGTATGAATATCACAGATTAATTCCTTGGGACGCTTGGGAGCAGAATGCTCTGTGAAAGCTTTTCTGTCGTCAGTCTTCTTTGTCTCTTGCGATACAAGAACACCAGCCCTTGAACCATCACGATATACAGTAATTCCCTTGCATCCCGACTCCCATCCAGTCATATAGATAGACTTGATTACATCAACAGAAGTATCCGCTGGAACGTTAGTAGTATTAGAGATTGAATGACAAATCCATTTCTGCGCTACCGCTTGCGCTTTGGTCTTATTTACCCAAACGATATCATTTGAACAGCCGCCCCAATATGGACTCTCTTTCGGATCCGTCTTCCCTGTAATATCCATCCAGGTCTTAAACCAATGATGATAGACATTAAATTCCTGCCACTTGTCTCCCATATTATCCACATAATCAACCTTGACAGAATTATCTGCGGCCGTAATCTTCTTACGACGCTTATACGCAAGCATAAATGCTGGTTCAATACCAGAAGTTGTCTGTGTCAAAACTGACACGGAACCTGCTGGTGCTGTGGTTGTGTTAGCGATATTGCGCCGGCCATACTTTGCCCAATCCGCTTTCATCTCCGCATCTTCATTCATTATGCGATTAATGAATGGGTGGTCTTTCTCTAATTCATAATCATAAGCCGGAAAGGCTCCACGCTCTTTCGCAAGCGTAATGCTTGAACGATAAGAGTTGATAGCGAGATGCTTATAGACCTCTTCAATAAGCTCGACGCTCCCTTCCGAACCATAGACGGTGTTCATAGCCGCTACTGTATCTCCAATGGAGGTAACACCTAATCCAGTTCTACGACCTCTAATGCAAGCGGTTTTAATCTTATTCCATAATTCAATCTCAGAAAGCTTAACATCTGGTGCCTCTGGGTCAGCATCAATCTTGGCAAGAATTTTATCTATGTTCTCTAATTCAAGTTCAATCATATCGTCCATAAGACGTTGAGACATGTTGACAACTTCGCCATATTTCTTATAATCAAATTTTGCTTGGGGAGTGAAGGGGTTCGCCACGAAGCTGACTGTATTGACGAGAAGCAAGCGGCAACTGTCATATGGAGACAAAGTAATTTCTCCACAAGGATTGGTCGAAACTGTCTGAAATTCTGGATAAGCATCGGCAGGAGACCATTTCTTAATGGTATCCCAGAAGAGAATACCAGGTTCAGCAGAAGCATGAGCACTCTCATTAATCTGGTTCCAGATATGATTAGCATCAACGTTCATTTTCATAGAAGGATTTTTGGAGTCAACTGGCCATCTAAGTTCAACGTCAGTCTTATTCTTTACCGCATTCATAAACTCGTCAGAGAGACGAATAGAGATATTAGCTCCCGTTACCTTCTTCAAATCACGCTTAATATTAATAAACGTTTCAATCTCTGGATGATGGACAGAGATAGAGAGCATAAGAGCACCACGTCTACCCCCTTGCGCTACTTCTCTACAAGTGTTAGAAAAGCGTTCCATGAAGACAGCGATACCATCGGTGGTTTTAGCCGCATTATTTGTATAAAGACCTCGTGGTCTGATTGTAGAGATATCTCCACCAACCCCACCACGACGTTTCATAATCTGCGCTTCCTCTTGGTCAAACTTAAAGATACCCCCATAGGAGTCCGCTGGACTGTCTATAACGAAACAATTTGAGATAGACGTAATCTGATATGGGTTTCCGATACCGGCCATTGGAGAGCCTTGTGGCACGATATATTTAAATTGGTCCAGATGAGCGAAGATTTGTTCTTCTGATAAGGGATTAGGATAGCGGGCTTCAATTCTAGCAAATTCTTTTGCTAGACGATGATGCATATCTGTTGGTGTCTTCTCATAGATATTACCTTGCTTATCGGTCAAGGCATATTTTGTGATAAAAACTTTAGCTGCCAAGTCATCGCCATTAAAGTAATTTTGTGATGCCGCTAAAACCTCATCGAATGAAAACGTTGTCATATCTATTATTCCCTTTACGTGCGTTCTTTAAAGACAAGTGTGCTCGACCTTATTATCCAGTAATGGATTAAAGTCTAATAATCAACCACAATAGGTTGAGTATGAAATGATATTGAGTGTAAGTTTACGATATGTGAATTAAAATTTAAACGTATTCTTTTTCACCCCAGGTCCTCCTAAGTATTCCTAAGAAGAGTTTTTCTCCGCTAGAATTTCTGTTGCTTTAAAAATAATAATTCGTTTATATATATATTGAAATATGGTAACATTACTGTATAATGATAAAGTACCTTCTAGAGCCAGTAACGTACCATAGCAAAGAAACCGACCTCATCCTCAATAGAGGAAATGGAGTAGAAGTGCTTGCTCCTGAGACTAGACTGAAACTTTCAGCAGATACAGAGGAATTCACAAGTGAGTCGCAGTTTCTCGAGTTTTGTCGCATTCATAATATAAGTTTTCCCATATGGCCGCCGAAGATTTGCTCCAAAGTTTATTCTGCGCTCCTCCCTCAGGACTATGACCTCTCCTCTATCCCTTGGAAAGCTTCCTTAGGTGCTCTTCATTATAAAGAAGAACTGCTAGCATTAGTTAAACCACTAGAAGATAGATTTACTAATGACCTAACAGATGCTTGCTATTGGAGAGAACATTATTCTGTTTATATGAATAATTTGTTTAATAGTATGACGCCGGCTCACTTGGATACTAAACTCTATAATGAATTCTATGAAGAAGCCGGCGGCTCTCAAAGAAAAATACTTCGCTCCTTCTTACCTGATAGCTATGGACAATGTAAGCAAGCAACTTACTCCGGTGCTCATACTATCACAGGTCGTCTTAAAGTTATGGATGGTCCAGATATTCTCACTCTTAAACGTGAATATAGAAAAATGATTGTCTCCGCTCATGGAAGTAAAGGCAAGATTTGTTATCTAGATTATAGTTCCTTGGAGCCAAGAGTTCTTCTTTATTCAAGCTCTAATATTGCTTCTATTGGTAGGGTTCCACAAGATATATATTCCAAAATGCTTACGGACCTGAATTTAATCGAGAAGCTACCAAGAGCCGCAGCCAAGCTTGCTATTCTCAGCATAATGTATGGTCAAGGTGAAGAGAATACAGTAAAGGCTTTATCAAAATATATTGAACACCCGCAAGAATTTCTGGATGCAGTTAAAGAATACTTCGATATCGAGAAACTTAAAGAATCCCTTGCTGACGAGCTCCTGGCGTCTAATGGCAAAATTATCTTGAACAAGTATGGGCGACCTATCTTCTGCGAAGATACCAAGCCGTATGCGCTTTTAAATTATTATGTTCAATCCACAGCGGTTGATGTAGCTCTTCATGGGTTCATGAACATCATAAATAGGTTGAAAGAGTTTGAACTTGATGCTATGATAAGACCAATCTTCATCCTACATGATGCTTTGCTGTTAGATATACATGAGGATGCTTATCATGTTATATCAAAATTAGAAGCCTTAGGTTCTGGTGGGATTAAAAAGTTTGAGGACGTTAATTTCTGGTTAAGAATGGAAGAAATATAAGATGGCGATATCTATATACAATTGCTGGCATTGCCAAGCAAAATTAACAGGAGATGAGCCAGAAGACATTTTTTTCTGGTGTAATAAAGATTGCTATGATAAAGATACTAGATACCACCTTGCAACAAATGATAAAGAGCCGGAACCAGAGATTAAAGTTGCAGATCCTCAAACTGAAAAAGAGCAGAGACGAACTAAAATTCGCAACACTATTGCTAAAATCAATTCGAAACTCAAAGATTAATCTTGAGGATGATTTCCTCAGAGAAAGAAACGTGGTAGAAAATAAAAATGATAACAAATGTTCAACTCACCCTCATGGTGCTGAAAAGTAAAATAACAACAGTCCTCGTTTGTCTCGTATGGCTCTATAGCCTATTGATGGCTGCAATGTTTCCAGATAATGGTCTTCTGCTGAACATACTCGTTCAATCAGTTATGCTCACTTATTTCGTCAGCGTTTCAATCGTCTACCATCTTAAGCTTGCAAATACCCCTGAACAAAATATACAACGAAACGTTGTTCATGGCGCTACGGTTACGCCTTCACCTGCTCTCGCCGCACTTATTAGTTTAGATGCTGCCACGGTTGCTAAACCTAAGACTACCATTCGTAAACCACGAAGAACTAAGGAAGATATTGCAAAAGCAAAGAATATCAAGGCAGCCAAAGAAGCTGTCGCTAAAGCAACTGCAACTGCTCTACAAAAGAAAGCGAGTAATTGATAATGTCAGCAACACGTCATAGATTTTCAAAATGCGGTCATAAAGGGTTCGGAGCTTTTTGTCATAGATGCGATACCGCAGATAAACTAGAAGCTAAAGCAAAAACTGTTAAGAAAGCTGAACCTAAAGAAGGCAAGAAGGTTCTCGGTCTAGATGAAGCAGGTAAGCTTATGGAAGAAGCTACACGCTTGCGTAGCGTTCCTGGAGCGTCGGTAAATGACTGAGCTAGGTTCTAGCATCATTGATAGCATTGAGGCAGGAGGCATTGTCTCCATTAGAGATAATCTAATAGCGATGCAGAGCAAAGGAAGAAAGGTTTATCGTTTAGAAGCTGGCGACCCTTCTTTCTCTACTCCTCCTCAGATAATCGAAGCCATCAATAAAGCGCTTGCAGATGGTCATACTCATTATACAGCCGGCGCAGGAATTATGCCGTTGCGTGAGGAAATATTTCTAAAACTTACTAGAAAGAATAATATCCCACTCTCTAGTCCAGAACAGGTTCTAGTAACAAATGGTGCTATGCATGCGCTCTACATAGCATTCAGAGCATTATGTTCTCCTGGAGACGAGATACTAGTTCCAGACCCAACCTGGACTGAAACAGCAGATAACGTGACGCTTGCTGGTGGTATCCCTGTTAGAGTTCCATTAGACGCCGAAACTGGATATCGTTATAGTGCAAATGTTATTAAAAGATATATTACGCCTCGTACCAGAGCTATAGTAATTAATAGCCCTCATAACCCTACTGGCTCTGTATGTAGTCGTGAGGAGTTAGTAGCGATAATTGATTTGGCGGCTGCACATAATCTTTATATTCTGTCTGATGAGGCATATGAGGATATTTTGTTTGATGGCCGGCAGCATATCAGCACAGCCTCCATCTCTACTAACAAAGTAATCTCTGTCTTCTCATTCTCTAAAAGTTATGCTATGAGTGGTCTTAGACTTGGTTATGTAGCAACGACTGACAAGCTACTACTCCAGCGAATGTCTAAGCTTCTAAGATGCACCATTAATGGTGTAAATTCGGCTACGCAGTATGGTGGGATTGCGGCATTAGCTGGTCATGGGTTTGGTGGCTGCGGTAGTATGCTGGATGAGTATCACGTTAGACGGGATGCTCTCTTGGATGGCTTAAAGGATGCCAAGTTAGTTCATAGTTTCAAGCCTGAGGGAGCCTTCTTTTTATGGGCTCGTATTGATGGTGCTTGGGATGGTTATGAAGGCAAGCGTGATGGTTGGGCAATGACGAAGTATCTTGTGGATACTATTGGAGTTGGTAGCGCTCCTGGGGAAGTCTTTGGGAGGTGTGGTGCTGGACACGTTCGTTTTGCGTTCTCGTGTTCTACTGACCAAGTTCTTGCGGCTTCTAAGTTATTGGCACAAGCTCTTTAAGATAACTGAAAAGAACAGAAATAGAAACGCCGCCCAGACTTAATTGTTTAGGCGGCGTTCTTGTATTTTATTTACGTTCAAGTTCCTCGAGGTAAATTCTTTGGTAGGAGCTGTATTATGAGACCTTTAATTACTTCCGCTTTTTTAGCGTCTCCTTGGCTTTCAGCATCTCTTAGAGCGGCTAATAGTTTATCGACACTTTGTGTTTCCCTAAAATCGCCTTCTTGTTGTTCTTCTATTGCTTCTTTGATTAACTGTTTAAGTTGTCTTACTGAGATTCTCATAATATTATTCCTTATGTAAATTAACTTCTTTTAGTATTGATTACGTCGTGCTCTTCGGCGTCTCATCTCTGTAACTGTTGGTGATTGTTTTGCTTTGGCACGAGTTTTTGCGCCCTGTATTGTGCTTCTAAAGGTATCAATTAAATATTTAATATCATTCATTGATAAATCTTTTATGGCTGACTCGTCCCACATTTGTTTCATATTCTTTATAAGTTCTTCTTTATTAGCCTGCCAAGCGCTTTTTGTGCTTGTGCCACCAAAGATATTTGGTTGTTCTGAGCCCTCTGGAACTTCCGTTTGCGCCGCTTCTTCTACTTCTTCTTTAATTAACTGTTTAAGTTGTCTTACTGAGATTCTCATAATATTATTCCTTATGTTAGCCGACGCTGAATTTAAATAGTGTTCTATTAATTGTTTTGCCGGCTAGTTTAAACGATATTGTGTTTCTGGTATCATAAGTCTATGAGTAAATCAAACACACCAGATAATCACGATGACCTCCTAATCAAAGTTCAAGAGAATTGGGATAAGGTTAAGAGCCTCGTCAATCGTATAGAAGATGAAAAGGTTAAAGCCGGCTGTATCGCTTTGACAGATCATCTATATGATAGAATGGCTGTTGCTCCTGCTAGCACACGCAAAGAATATATTGGTTGCTTCGTTGGTGGTCTAGTCTGGCATTCCCTTAATGTTCTGAGAACTATGAACTCACTGAGAACGTCATTGGATCTAGGGGATGAAGTATCCGCAGATAGCATGATTTTGCTTGGGCTATTTCACGATATTGGTAAACTAGGAAATGAAGATAATGACTACTATGTTCCTCAAAATAGTGAATGGCACAGGGAGAAACTAGGTCAACTTTATGAAGTCAATAAAGGAATGGGAAATGTTCCTGTTCCAGTGAGAACTCTATGGTGGTTAAATAAGTTTAATATTCCTCTCTCTGAGAATGAAATTCACGCTATTCAATCATTGAAGTTCAATAACGAAGAAGTATCTTTTGTTCCCGGCACTAATGAAACTTGGGAACCTTGTCTTCTTCAATCCGCTATCCGAGGTGCTTGTATTAAGTACCGAAATGTTGCCGGATTATAATAATTTTCTATATATTAGTATACAAATAATCATCAGTAGAGTATAATTAACTAGGTATAGAAGAGCACACCAATTATAGACTTCCAATTCTCAATTATGAGACATTTAAGTCTGTGCCTCTTTTATATATGACAAGTCCCTAGTAAGGGCAAAGTAGGTAAAATATGGCCGGTTATAATTTAGACGCTATTCGTTCAAAAATCAATCAACTATCAGGCAACAAGAAGGGTGGCGGGACTGCTTCTGGAACAGGCGAGAAAACTAAAATCGCTTGGTGGAAGTCAACCCTAGGACAACATGATGTTCGCTTTCTTCCATATTCACACAATGGCCAACCATTTCATGAGGTTAGCTACTATGACACAAGACTGTTAGCGGAACGTCGTTTTGTTTCTGGCGTCCAGTTTGGTCTACCGGATCCAATCTTCAATCTTTTTACTGAGATGAAGAAAGACCGCTCCAAAGAGGCTTGGCTTCAATGGCGTAATCTGCAAGCAAAAGAGCGCTATTATGCTCCAATCATCGTTCGTGGTGAAGAGGATAAAGGCGTTCAACTTTGGGAGATGAACAGTGCGCTCGTTAATGAAATCTATGGAATTCTAGCAAGTCCAGATTATGTCGATGAGAACCTTATGGACCCACAGAAGGGTTATGACTTCACAATCAACGTGACACCCACGGATAAGATGTTCAATGGGTCTCCTGTTAAGAAGATCACACCGCTTCCCCGTCGTAAGCCAAGTCCGCTTGCTACAACGGAAGAAGGAATCAAGAAGATTATGGAAGGTATTCCTAGTCTTGAAGCATACTTCAAGGCGCAAGTGAAGACTGAGGAAGAGTGTCATACGATGCTTGAAAACTTTGCGGCCGGAGGTTCTGTTCCTGAGGATGAAACTCCTGCTCAAACATCGTCTTCAACTGGAACTTCGAAGGAGTCTTCTGAGGCTGCTAACGTTAAGGTCCGAGCTTCAAAACAAAAAATCGATGATGCCTTCAAGGATTTATGACGGAAAACGTACCCTGAAGTTCAGTAACTAAATAAGAGAAATGCCGCCAGAACTTAAATGTTTAGGCGGCGTTTTTCATTACATAGAAGTTTAATTCCAGCGATAGTTCTGTTAAGATGAAATTTGAAAAGGAAACGTGTAATTATGGCCAAACCTGTAACAACAAAGAAAAGTGAAGTAAAGCCGGCAATAGAAAAGACTAAAACAGCACAAGATAATGTAACCGATGATTTCTCCGCTGACCTCATTAAAATGATTAATAAAGAACACAATTCCAAAATTGCGTTCAACCTGGGGACCGATACAGCACCAACAGATGTTAAACGCTGGATTTCAACCGGCTCTAAACAAATGGACTATATCATCTCCAATAGAAGAGATGGTGGTCTACCAGAAGGTCGTATCGTTGAAATTCAAGGACCTCCCGGCATAGGTAAGTCTACCCTTGTCTCTCTCATCGCTCGTTCTACTCAACAAATGGGTGGTATCGCTGTCTATATCGATACAGAAAATGCTACCAATCCAGAAATGCTTGCAAATATGGGAGTTGATGTTGCTAAACGTTTTATCTTTGTTCAATCCCCTTGCACAGAAGAGATTTTGAACGTTATTGAAAGCACAATTCTTAAAGCCCGCTCAATGACAAAAGATGTTCCGGTCACTGTTATCTGGGATAGCGTAAGTCAATCTTCCCCAAGAGCGGAACTTGAAGGTGACTATGACCAGAACTCTATTGGTCTTCAAGCAAGAGTGCTCTCCAAGGGTATGAGAAAAATTGCTAACGTAATCGGGGGACAAAATGTTCTGCTAGTCCTAGTTTCACAGCAAAGAATGAAAATAGGAGTCCTTTACGGGGATCCGGTAACGACTGCTGGAGGTATGGCTATTCCATATTCAGCTTCTGTTAGAATACGTTTGGATGGCGGCTCACAAATTAAAGATAAAGATGATAACGTTATTGGTATCAACTGCACTGCAAGAACTATTAAGAATAAAGTTGCTAAACCATTCCGAAAGATTGGGTTCCGTATTTTATTTGGAAGAGGCATCTTTGAATCCGAAGAACTATTTGATCTTCTTCGTGTTCATTGTAAAGAGAATGCTAAAACCCCTTGCAAGACTAATGGTAAATTAGTTTCTATTGATGGTGAAGGAGCGTGGAAGACCTTTACTATTGCTAATGAAAAGACTGGCGAGATAGAGACGGAAGTTAAATTCTATAAGCAAGACTTTGGCCCGAAGGTATTGGATGTTCCAGAGTATAAGGAATATGTTGCCGCTCTTATGGATGCCGCACTTGTTCTTGGTACAGGTTCGGCTATTGAAGAGCACCAGACTTATGAAGAGAGTCCTGAAGGTGAAGTAGGTGCTCAAGGGTCTTCTGCTGAAGATATTGTTGTAAACTGAAAAGGAAAATAGAGATGACTGATAGACAAGGAACGATAAAGGTTTTATTTAAGAAACTATCTCCGGGGGCAAAGATACCTACTTCGATTGGAGAAGGTAATGTTGGTTTTGATGTATATTGTGATGAGGAGGTAGCGATACCTTCTATGAGAACAAAGAAGATATCTTCTGGTATTCAATTAGCAGATGCTTCTTCACAGGATATAGCCGGCAATAGTATCTTTCTTAAAATTGAAGGCAGAAGTGGATTAGCGGCACGTGGAGTCTTTCCTATCGGTGGAATAGTTGATATTTCCTACCGTGGAACTCTTGGTATAATGTTAGCGAATATGAGCGATGTTACTGTTATCTTTAAGCCCGGCGATAGAATAGCTCAACTTGTGGTCTATAAGGTAGGATGCTCACCAGAGGTCCTAATGGCTGAAACTGACGTAGTTGCGGAGACAACCAGAGGAAGTGCCGGGTTCGGATCAAGTGGGGCCTGACAGTCTTATAACGTAATCCACAAATAAGAAACGCCGCTAGACCAATAAAGGTTTAAGCGGCGTTCTTGTATTATATTCGGCTAAAAACATTGTTTATCTTTATATTCAGTTATGATATGGTTAGAGTATGAATACTTCAATATATTTTACAGTCTCGAATAGTTCCACAAACCAGACCTACGGCTATTTCTCCTCCAAAGAGCAAGCTACCTATTATATCATATTGTCCGGCTCTATGGATGACCTGATTATAAAAGAATTCAATAGAGTTTAGAAGTGGGGCAGGACCTGTTATATTAAGAGGGTGAGGTAGAGATGAACTAAATCATCTAGCCTCCCCTAACAAAAAAGAGATAGAAGAAACATGTCATACGCATATCGTCAGTTCCCAGAGTCCAAAGTTGTCAAGTCAGTTAGCCTTCGCACCAGCGAGAATGGCGCCAATAACATCCTTCATGTCAAGATCCGCTCAACCGGAAATGTCTATGAGTATCGTATGGGTTCCAAGCGCACTGAGAACTTCGTCAATGAGGCGTTCTGGGGTGGAAATATTCTTAAGGCCTTCAAGACCGCTACTAAGGGTCTTCAGTCTACGCTCGTAGCCTGATTACTAAAACCACCAAAACTGAATGAATGAAAGCCCAGATAGAAATATCTGGGCTTTATCATTTCTATATCCTATAATTTATTTATGGTCAACAGTGATTTCATAATTGGCAAGTTATATGTCTATTCAGATTATAGCTGGAATTCTTCTTATGAGAAGGAATATAAGCGACTGAATGATAACATATCATTTCATATGGCGCCTATGCTAGGACAACGTGGGGATTTAGAACAATTCTTTAATGTTAAAGAACCATTCTTAATCTTAGAGAAACTTTATATTGCCGCCACAAAAGTTAAATCTATTCAAAATGCTGAATTCTTAACTTATAATAAATGGCAAGTGAAAATTCTGGTCAATGAGAATATCGGTTGGCTTTCTATTTGGGATTATGAATTCTCCGAACTCGTGTAGTAAGTTGTTTGCCCGGCCAAATTATAAAGAAAAACGCCGCTTAAACTTTTAAGAGTTCAGGCGGCGTTCTTATATTGTTAAATAGATGATCAACTAGGCGACCATTCTATCAAGAATTTCTTGTTTAAGTTCTTTGTAATCATAACGATCGTCCGCACGAACCGCATCCTCAAACATGTCAACTAGTTCTTCTTTTGAAAGACGGCCTCCACGCTCAGACGGCTCTAGTCCTTGACGATCAGCGTTAATACGCTCCTCGGCCCAATCATCTCTGTCCTCGCCTGACTCTTCAATTTGTTCTTTAATAATTTGTTTAAGTTGTCTAATTGAAATTCTCATGATATTATTCCTTTTCTTTCTTTGTTTTACTATTCTAACTCTGCAATTAATTTATCGATTAGATCTGATACATCTGGCCGGTCATCGCCATCCACAAGCTGAAGAATATTTTTCTTTAATTTTGCAACCTTTGGATTACGATCTTTATCAGTCCAACCACCTCGCTGAGATTCTCTACCACGTTCACGAGGAAGCGCAGGTCCTCTTGGGCCAAAATCTTCTTTATCTGACCAACCTTCTTCTACTTGCTCTTTAATAATTTGTTTAAGTTGTCTGATAGAAATTCTCATTATTGTATTTTCCTTTAACCGGTTGAATTTAAATAGTGTCCCATTATTTCTTTTGCCGGTTTTTATTTCACTAAAAGCCCGGCACAATTCGTTTAAACTAAATTTCAACTCTGCTAAACTTAAAACTATCCCAAAGGAATAAAATGAAAGCAATATCAGGTTTCATCTCAGCAGTGCTCTCCCAAGTAGTCATCGGCCTAGTAATAGGTATGCTCTGGAATTACAGCATATCCCCTCTCGGCTTACCAAATATGTCTATGACTCATGCTTGCGCCATATGGTGTCTAATAGTCCTAATCACCACAGTAATAACCTATATCGCCACTAACATAGTAATGGTAGTTATTGAATATTACCGCAAACTTCAACTGGCCGAAACCGTAGAAGCACTCGCTAAATTAGATAAAGATAAGTCAGAAGAAGACTGATTATATCCCTAACGCTGACCTTCCGAAGCAAAGAAGACTGCCGGAGGTATCATCTTAAGCGTCCGCTCTATCATGTCTAACGTCTTAATCATTTCTAACTTAATATCATTAAGAAGCCTATGATAAGGCTCAGATGGCATTTTTGGCGAACCCTTGGCTATAATATTAGCCTTAAATAATCGCATCAATTCTTCCTTAGGAGCATAATCTGCTCCCATACCAACTCGATCTTCATTTAACATTCCAGTTTGATGAAGACCAATAGATATATAAGGAGTAGCTCTAAACTCACGTTCAATATCATTTATTGACAAAACAGCGTCTGACTGTTGTTCTGGCGTAAGTTGCTTCATTAACTCTTTATGAACCTTAGAGATGGCTTGCTCAACAATATCATGGAATTGTTGCTCTGAACTCACACCGTGAGGAGCCATATCCATAATTCTTTGTAAAACATTATCATATATTTCTTGCCGCTTAAAGTATAATTTACCCATAGGCTCTGGGTCAGGTGCCCCATTTCCCATTTGAATAGTCACATTCGCTTCTGGTGCTCCATTACCTGCTTGAATAGCAATAGTTTGCTCCATTTGCTCGTTAAGCACTTGAAGCCTCATCCAACCCTTGAAGCGCTCAGATTCCGATATAATGTTTCTCATACCGATAAGTATTTACTCTCAACCGCATTTGTTATATAATTAATTAAAGGAACTATATGGCTAACTATAAGAACAATAAACCAAAATCATATAAAGGCTGTTGTGGTCTCTGTTGTCTCTATGACACAGATGGAAGACGAAATGGTCGCCGACACACCATTCAAGAAGAACGCTTTTATATGAATGCTGATGAAGAAGAACGTGATTACCTTCGTCTTCGAGAAGAAGAGTTTTACGATGATTATCTAGAAGAAGACGCAGAAAAGGCGGCCGTCTAATAAAAGACGCCGCCTTACCACATCACTTGCCAAAAATCTACTAGAAATCCTTAGGCTATAAGCTTATAAAGTTCTGCTTCGTGAATAACTTGCACTCCAAGTTTCTGAGCCTTAGCAAGCTTGCTTCCACCTTTATTAATCGCTGAACCTTGAAGAAGATAAGTTAGACCTTTGGTTACGGCGGTCTTTACTTCTCCACCATGCATTATGATAATTTTATCTACAACAGCCCGGGAGAGATGAGCATGTTCTCCAGTCATACAGAAAGATAAGCCGGCTAACTTCGTGCTAGGTTCCACTGCTATAAAATGAGTCTTGGCATCGCTAGCATGTATAGACGCTATTCCAGATTCCGCTACCAATATCTTTAATGAATTCTTACTATTCCATTGATCTCTTCCACCAAGACCTATCATATTGTTTTCAAGAATAATATGATAATCGCCAGTAGTAAAACTATAATACTTAGTTGAACTGCCGATTGCTTCATAATCTACACAATGAAATGGTCTAGTCGTTAAAACATACTTGCCAGGTATAAAGTTATATAATTCAGCTGGGAATTCAATGGTTGGCATAATTCACCCCTCACACAAAAAACTTAAAGAACTCAGACTCCGATATCATTTTAATACCATGCTTCTTAGCATATAGAATAGTATTACTAGCCGTACTACTACAATTGATAACCAAATTTGTTTTATCAGTTGGTTTAGGACTATACACGCCGCCACTTAATTCAATTAAGTTCTTAAATGTGTTCTTAGGGTAAGCTGTTGCTGCCCCAGTAATTGTAATGTCATAACCTTTAAGGTTTTCTGTTAAAGGGCAATAAAACCAAAACTTCAAGTCTTCTTTGATAATAGTTTTATAGGTGTCATTCCATACTACTTTTAAGCCGGCAATATTATCCATCAAATGTCGTGGCTTAGGATGATTTAGTTCAATACCGGTTATCATATGAACATTCTGTTCAAATAAGATACTATCCAAATCCTCATTCGTCGGTGCCCAAGCATACTTATGAGAATTCTTCCATGTCTCCGCCATTAGCGTATAGACAATGAATTTACCAAGCGCAGGTACCTTAAGCGCTTTTGGTATACGATGTTTATAGATCATCGTATTTCTATCATGCCCACAGGGCATCCATTTATTGTTTAATTTCATTATCTAATGTTTAATGCTTTGCGGCGTTCAAAATCATTTATATCTCTAAGATTACTAAGCATCTTGGATAAGACTTCTTTCCACGTCTCTACTTTACCACAAGCTCCATCATTATCTAAACCATTAAAATCTGTCATATCAGCATAGAGCCCGCTTAGTTTATCTATAACAGAAGATATACCGTCATGGTCATTAAACAATGACCCCTTTATTTCTTTATGAAGAAAATGTTTGGCAATCCATCCAGTTCCCCCACTAGCAAGCGTGACACGGACTCTTACATTAGTTTCATCTAATACTAATACGACTTCACCAATATCGTCTCTATGAGTAGTTCGACCATTACCTACTGAACGGTCAGTGTCATATACCGTAATTAGGTTATACTTTCGTGTACCAAAAGTCCGACCTACATGACTTTTCATATGAGATTTTAATTTACGATTAGACGACATAGCCCTAAATATAGGACTACTTTATCTTCTACATTATCTTTTTAAAGGGATAAACGTTTTTAATTTCTTTGATAAAGAATTTACCAGGTGAAAGCCCGGCTGTCTCACTTCCGAACAGTTGCTCGGCAATGCCAGGTGGCACGTTGTAATATCCATAAGCTCCTGTACCGCTCTTAAACTTCACAATCAGGCTCTGCATCATCTTATTATAGGTCGCCTCTGAGAGCGTGCTGGAGCCACTAAACACCATGGTCTGTTCATGGCTTTTAAGTTGTTCTCCGGCAATTGCCATAAGTGGTCCCCAAATATCATTCATCGGATCGTCTACGGGCATATTCATTCTCCTTCTTTTAAAGAAAAGGGCCAGGCTTTAAGCCCAGCCCCCTTGTCATCTACCAAGCAATCTGCCTACTATCAGTCAGCCTCGTCCTCGTCAATGACGAGGGTCTGGATGATACCCGAATGACGTAGCGACCATGCTTCCACAGTCTCATCGGAGTCAACACGGGCAAGATCAAGACGGATCTGACCACCACGACCACGAAGCTGCGACTGCTTATTCACAATGAACGTCCCAGTAAGCTCGGGAACCGTCGCCGTGATGGTAACACGCTTATTACCCTCGGCACCCTTAAGCGCCGCAAAGACGCTCTTAAGCTCCGTGGCCTTCTCCGTGTTCTTCTCGAAGACGGCTGGAACATCTGCCTCCGATGCATATCCAATCATATTACCATCGACGGTCATATTGAGGATATACTGACTCTCTGGCGTCCCAGTGGTAATGGTCTCCTGGGTGTCATTGACCAGCTCCATAAGCTTGGAGCCGCCCTTGCCCTTTCCGGTCTTAATCTTAACGACAGACCAATCGCCAGTAAAATGGCTCTTTGCACCGACGAAGGTGAGGTTGATATTCTGGCCGGCCGTAAGACCTGCGATTGCTGACTTTAGAACTGACTTATCCATGTGTTTATTCTTCTCTTTACTTGAAACATTGTTGTTGTTATTGACACGAACATTTTTAAGAGAAGCAACCCGTGCCGTGCTGTTCTCTATTGTCTTAATCTTAACAGATTCCGCCGGCGTTATAAACTCATTCCGGTCTTTTCTTTTCATTACATTATCAGGATTATTGCCAACAGCTGTCCGCACCGAACTATCAGCAATTACCTGATAACCATCAACCCAGGTGTTCGAACCCATTACACGATAACGGGGACCATCATTCGTCATAATCCCAAGCGCAATATCAACCGTATCGCCGCTGATATAATCATCGCCAATATGACTATTGACATGAAGCTTGGAAAGAACAATCGCCTTACCAAGACAAACATCAGCGGGACGCTTACGGTTCCAGTCTGCCCACTTATACTTTGAACGCTTCTTTATCATAATTTATCCGTTATTATGCAAAAATTCTTTTTTGTGATATAATTACAAATGGCGCTTTGATTAGTGGCGCTGGTAGCGTAAGCTCTTCTGAAAGGAATGAATATAAATGGCTAATCACTCCGCACCCAGTTCCTACCGCAATTCAACAATAAGGGCTGTTGATGACAAGGCGACTGATTGTTAGGAGTATATATCATTGGTAATCCTTTTCCTAACAGGTCATTAAAAGAAGCTAGGATATAAACTGAAAAAGTAATTCAGGGGCAACAATGAGAAATAAAACTCCGGCTTTAAAACGCTTGGTAAGATAGGTCTAGGATGACCGCTTCTTAGAGCCCTTATGCTTTTTCATTTGGCCAGACATATTCCAAGCCAGGAACTTCTGTCCAACCATACTTCGAATACCAATCAAAATTCTTGCTCAATAGCTTGCTCCGGTGTGAAGCATGAAAATTAGCATCGCCAACCCAATAAGGTGCAATAGCATTATTGAGATCACGGATTCCCATAAATCTTGGGAGCAGAGTGTCCTTGTAGCCTCTACTGCGCCACTCCTCAATCATTGCTATTCCATACTCCACCAAGGAAGGAACATGTCCTCGCCACATCTTAACAGCTGGATGATTCTTCCAGCCATATTCAGGTTCAGTAAGAGCCTTGATAATTTGCCAAGTCTCTACACGTTGTTTACCTAGCCGTCTCATATCCATAACAGAGGCAGATAGTTTATAATCAGGATATGGTAGAAATGTCTGCATCAATTTCCTTATAATAAGTCGGAAGGGCGGGGGATAGATTTTTCTCAAAATAAGAGGCCGGCAACATAACTGGTGCTTCCTCATATAAAGCAACTACCCAACGGTCCCGCCAACCATAACCGTTTACATAAAGATAGCTCTGCGTATTCTTATCCAATTGATGATGCGTTAGAATATCAAGAACAACAATAGGAATATTACATTTAATCAACAGCTTCTTAGCACGGGGTACCTTAGGCTCATAATCAGTGTGAAGCCGCCAAATCCCTCTATCCTGCCAAGTCTCGTAAGCTATCAACCCATAAGGCTCGTCGCTATCGCAGATACATAAGGAACCAATCTTAATCGGTTTTAGCATTTTTCACTCACTGGCCAAAATAAAAGGGCGGAGAGAATCCGCCCCATTATCTCAGATGGTCTTAAACTTACCGCTGTCCTTCTTCATGCAACACACCAGGTCGCCAGGACGCATTGCCTCAGTCGAGCCCGTCGGCGTGATAACCCAAAGAACCTTTGCCCCAAGAACTTGGCCCATCGTCGGAGCGTAGCCATCGGTAAGGATGATGATACCCGACCAGCGATTCTTATTCTTCGAATCATTCACGAAGTTAGCGACGGCCTGGAAATCCGTGCCACCACACCGGGTCCGAAGACACTGCGGATTTGCATCGCCCTTCTTCCAGACCTTATGCGAATTCTCGTCAATCTCGGTATCAAAGTGATACACGTCAAGCTTCGTAAGGTTAGCAAGCTGTCCAAGCTCACTAAACAGCATTGCGATATCTTCGTCGGCCATGGAACCGGACTGGTCCATGAAACACGCAAAGTTTGCGACCATCGGGCGACGAACGCCGGGATGAATATACGGCATCTTCTTATTGATGCGCTTAATCGTGGTATTGCGGTCCGTCGAACGAGCACGCCCGATAAAGTTCCGAATGATGCTCTTCCAGTCAACCTCATTCGAAAGCATCTTACGAATCATTTCCTGGATATGCGCAGGAACCGATCCCCACTGATTGCTACGGTCGGCACGCTTGGAAGCACGCTCGATAAGATCCTTCATCTTATCACGCATTTCCTCGGCCATTTCGGGATCAAGGTCGGCCCAACCATCGTGCGAATCCATCGTGCCCATGCTATCAAAGATGACCTGCATCGACTCGTCGTTATCGCCCTGCTCCTCACGAATCTTCTTCAATTCGTCATAGTAATAATCGCTCGCCTGAATTGGAGGCGCATTGGCGATAAAATCGGCATACTTGTTTTCGCCCGGCTTCATCGAACCGTCCTTCTGCTTCTCCAAGGGACGCACACCCGGGATCAGACAAATCTTAGGAAGACGGTTAGCACCGATAATGCTGTTAATCGCAAGATCGGTCGCCCAGTTCCACATCATCTGGTCGCTAGACTTCGCAACGCTACGGTGGAAGATATGACCGAAAATAACATGGTAAAGCTCATGGCAGATAACGCCCTTACGCTCCTCACGAGAAAGATCACGGAGAAACTTAGGAGAATAACCCATGATAACCTCATGGCGAGCACCATTCTTACGGACGCCGACGTATGCGGTCGGACACGCAGAATCGGCAATCTTCGTGATATCAAGAGAGACACCACCAAGGAACGGATCCGTCATATACAGTTCTAGGAAATCGTAATCGAATTCGTCGGCACGCAGGAGCGTGTTCTCGGCAATTTCCTTACGGGCAGCAAGGGCAGCCGCCTTGTGCTCTTCGTCGGTCTTCGGATTCTGAGATGCGTTGTTCGTTGACATACTTTCATTATAGCAGTCCCAGAGCCGAATTTAAACCAATAATCGGAAAATAAAAATATATTTTTGTCAATTGATCAAATTCTTTAAAACCGGGGCTCTGCACCTCGACCTGACGAGCCACGAATCGCAGTTTATTTCATTAACCCATTTTCCCATATTTTTTCTGTGGAAGGCTACCAATAGAAGCAAGAAAAGCTCAGGAATTCACGGCGACTTGCCAGCCTGCAAGCTAAGTAGCTGAAATTACATAAGAAAGCCGCCAGCCCTTGTGGCTTGGCCGTTTACTGCGCAAAACTTCGGACATCTTACAGGATAGCAAGCTATGGGCCCGGCAAAAGTCTTCAAGACACTCGATTCTTAGAAATTGTTCTCCCGTTGGAGATATCAAGGGATTAAGAGATAAGTCATAAATCTTCGCTGAAGGGTTCTTCATTCCGGCGATCTTTGAACAAGAGGTGCCTTTTCGTTTTGAAGGCCGGCCCTTATTTGCTTGGCTAACTTTGTTCTTGGCTTCTTCGGAATGATGCCGGCCATACATCGCATTATTCTCCCCAGCTTGCTTCCCAATATTAGACTCAGAGTTCTTCCTATTGGACTCCTCAGACTGCTTCTTGCCATACATAGGATTCCCCTCGCCAGCATTCTCTTCTTTAAGTCTATTGATTCTACGCTTTCCGGCTTCCGATTCATAAAAGGCTTTCTGTGATTCACTCATTGTCTTTCGGTCTTCTTCTGTGAAGACATGTGTTCTCCCGCCGTCTAACACGTTACAGACTTTACGACCTCCGTGCAATTTCCTATATTCCTTTATAAGCTCTTGTTCCCTTTGATCTAGTCTCAACCTCTTCTCGTCATCCGAAGCCAAGGAAGAGACATCTACGACCTCTACAATAGAGAATTTAAGAAAGTCCAGGTTGCCTTCTTTCTTATAGTGTTTCTGGACCGAACGCTTAAGCTTAATATTTGAACCACTTCTCTTATCAATATGAACCGGCTTAAGAAGATCTCGTTTGTAATCCGCCCATCTTTCCTTTAACTCTCTTCTTGTCTGACCTATATAGACATTCTTGGAAATTGTGTTTTCTATTTTGTAGATAATAAACCTTGTTCTCGAATGTTGCTCTCCGCTAAATTCATAATCCAAATTCCATTTCAATTTTTCGTCGCCTTGAACTTCTAGGTTTTCCATTTTGATTTCCTTTGATGTTAGAGCTTGGGGGCCCCTAGCAATAAATATACGGGGTTTTTGATATAGTGGATAATATTATTTCAAGCTTGCTGACCCCTAGAAAGAATGTCACCCCTAGGAAAAGTTTCCACCTCCCTAGCACTACTTATGAATAGAGCAATTTAATCAAAAAACAAATTCCCATATTATTTTATAGAATAGCTCGAGGTTCCTACCCCATTTTCCCATAGTAATTCCAGCCGACTTCCCGACCCCTCTCCTAAGTGCTTGAAATCACACAGAAAACCAGCCTAGAAAAATTCTTTTTTAATTGGTTTAAAAGGGACGTTTTATTTGTTATACTGAGTATATCAAGACGAACGAAACGACTCGCTCCTAACTGCTCCCAAGATTACGAAAGATTACAGAAAAGAAATATGTCTAACCTCGCTCTCCCAGTTTCCATGAAGAATTTCCAGAAGCTCGTCGCTTGTGTCGGTCCCGACATTACGATTTGCGTCCGTGGCGGTCACGCCAAGGGCAAGTCGGAAGGCGTCTACCAGAGCGCACAACAGCGTTTCTCCGAGTTTTATCGTGATCCGGCGAACTGCGCTCGTGCCGTCGAAAAGCTTGGCTCCGGTGTGCTCTCGCATGGCCGTGCCGCCGATAAGGTTAAGGAGTGGCGATACGATATGGGTATGCCCATTGTCGAACGTCGTTTGTCACAAATGACGGAAGGTGATATCATTGGTTTGCCGATTATGGAAGGTAATTCGACGGCATTCCGTCCTTGCGACTGGCTGATTCAGGCGTGTGAGTTCCCGGTTGTTCTGTTCCTTGACGAGCGCAACCGAGCGCTTGAAGGTGTGAAGCAGGCTGTTTTCCAGCTGGCAGACTCCAAGGCCTTCTATGGGCACCGTCTCCACCCTGAGACTATCATCGTGATTGCTGAGAACATCGGCGATGCTTACACGGTCAACGCAAGTGATCCCGCAGAGACGAGCCGAGCGGCTACGGTTCTCCTCGATCCGACCAAGGAGGAGTTTCTTGATTATGCGGCTACCCGTTGCGATGGTGCGCTTGTGAATTTCCTTCGTGAGAATCACAAGTTTATCGAGCACGATGATCATTTCGAGGCGAATAAGAAGTATCCGGACCGTCGTGCCTGGATGAAGCTTGACGGTGAGCTTACTCGCCTTGGGCTTTACGAGCACCCGGAAGATCATATGTTCTACGTCCTTACGGGAGCGTTCTGCGGTCTTGAAGTCGCAGGTGCCTTTAAGAAGTATTGTTCGGAGCGTGACCGGAACGTGTCGGTTGACGAAATCCTGAACGATTGGGATAAGGCGAAGCTTAAGCTTGGCAAGCTGTCGAATGAGGTTTACGTCGAAAACGTGAGCAAGATCGGTGACTGGCTTAAGAAGCATGAACTGACCAGCGACCAGGCTATCGAGCTTGCACGGTTCTTCCATGATTGCCCGCCTGAGCCGATGATGGCTTGCTGGACCCTGCTCCAGAAGAATACGAAGAACCTCCTTAAGGTTCACGTTCATGTTCAGCAACTGATCGTGCGTCGAGCCACGGGTTCGGATACGAGCGATCTTGTCGCTCCGGTTCGGTCGGCATCGGCTGCCGCAGCGGCAACGGTTGCTAAGGCATCGGTTGCAGGAGCGGCTCCCCCGCCCCGCAAGCGTGGCGCCAAGAAGTGATCGCTAGCCGATAGTGCTGAATGAGAAAAGAGCCGAAAGGCTCTTTTCTCGTTTCTGTCGTTTGAACGGAAATTTTCGGAAGTGAGAATTTGATTAACTTTTAATTCAATCGAGTTTATATCTCCTGCTAGACCTGGTATAGTATAGAAGTAGTCAACGAGAGAACAACAGCAACCTTTAAAAGGACAGTGATTAAAATGGGTAAGAAGAACGTTAAGCGCCAAGGCGAGCGCACAGTAAAGTATGCTTATCTCCGTGATGAGCGTGATCCCCGCCGTGTTATGACCGTCGCTCGCCGATGGGGTAAGAATGGCAATAAGATGCATTATGCTTATGCAATCTGTAACCCAACAGAAGACCAGTTCCGTAAGGAAATCGGTCGTGCAGAAGCAGGGCGAAGGCTTGAAGCTTCGCCAGCTAAGATTCGTCCTCTGCAAGGGGAATTCATTCTCCGAGGCATTATCGAAGACCTCGCTTACAATGCTAAGGAAGATCGTGAGCGCAATGCACGCTCAATGGCTAATCAGTGGCTGGACGAGAATGATCGTCGGATGGAAGAGGATTATCTGCTGATGTGCGAAGAGCAAGAGGCTGAGGCGGAAGAGTCGCCATGTCTTGGTGACTGTGCTGGATGCTCCTGTGAGGCTACTGTGGAGCTTGCAGAAGTAGATGAAGAGCTAGACGAGGAAGAGCCCGTGGTCGCACCAGGGAAGCGCACAAGAGCAAAGAAGAGTCGTAAGGAGACGAGGGTGACTGGTGGTTGTACGCTAGCGTATAGCAATACTCAGGATGATGATCGCTGAAAAGACTTTTACTTTCATTTGCGGAGTTGCGGACTGCGACGACATTTGCTAGATTGTCGAAATGAGAAGTGAGGTAGGTCATTAATTCCTCTTGTTGGTAATTTGATCTGAAATAAAGCCGGCTAAAATAGTTGAATTATTGAGGAGTGACCTGTATCCTACGGTTGGCGTAATTAACCATTCAAATAGGAAATTGACGATATACTATGTAATGTAGTAGAAGATATCTAAGAGGTGTCATCTGATTAGATATTCCAGATACCAATCGACTGGGAATTCTGGGACGTTGCGGGGTAGAGCAGTGAGTAGCTCGCATGGCTCATAACCATGAGGTCGTAGGTGCAAATCCTTCCTCCGCACCTAATGTAAGTGGGTTTTATGCCTCAAAAGCATAAAGCTGGTAGTATTGCTTACGAAGTTCTCTATGGGATTGTTTCATTTACAATTGCCATTTTGTTTCTCCGATTGTGAATGCTCATGGAGTTGAGAGAGACGATATATTGACGCTAAAGCCCGTATTTGGTCTATTTGGGTTGCCCTAGCTAGTGTCGAAGAATCATTGTTTATATAGGGAAGTGGTCTCCATAGTAGTAGTCTAAACAGATGAAATATTGTGGAGACTGCGAGCTAATTTTGAATGAAAGCCGGCTTTCTTTATGAATTCTTGCGAACTTTGTTCCAGAAACGAGACTCTCACTTTTCATCACTTAATTCCAGTTACACTTCATTCCAAAAAGTGGTTCGTTAAAAACTACTCTAAAGAAGATATGAAAGCCGGAGCTATGCTATGTCAAGATTGTCATAATGCCATTCATCGGTTTATTCCAGAAAAACTCTTAGGCACGGACTATACTACCGTAGAGAAACTTCTCTCTAACGAGAAGGTTGCTACCTTTGTCTCTTGGGTTTCTAAGAGAAGTGGCTTGCATAAAACAGACTTACCTGTTTGGCATCGTAGAGGATGATTCCTAGAAAAGGGAAATGAAGAATGACTGAAATTAAAGTTGGTGATACGGTTAAGTTGAAGATTGATTCTGACAATAGAGTGCTCATGTTTGTCGAAGGAATCGATCCAGAAGATTCTGAATACCTTGAGCTAGTCTGGCTAGATAAGGATGGAAACGTTATTCAGCGTCGAATCCGCAAGATTGCCTTGGAAGTCGTTAAGATATAGATGCAGCCCGGCGATCTTATACGTCTTAAGCCTGACGAGTTTAAACTAGAACAGCATTCCAATTTAATTATTGCGGAATTTGGCAGGGAATATACAACTGGCAAATTTGTAAGAGTGTTTAGACTCCTAGGTCCATCAAAGGGCGGGCCTCTAATCTTCTGGACGCAGGAGGCTGATTGGATCAAGAAGTATTTTGATGTAATTTCGCCAGGTTCTTTATGAGAGTCGGGGATTTAATCAGGCTTAGAGATCCTTTTCGCAATAGCACTTGTGATCCATTTTTGATCGTTAAAGAAACGATATTAACAGGAACCGGTCGCAGAGTATTTGATCTCCTCAATTGTGATACAGAAAGTATTAAGACTTATTGCAACGCAATTGAAATTGAAAAGTATTATGAGGTTCTTTCGCCAGAAACGAGCAACGATAAGCCAGGGGTTTGCCCTGGCGACCGCTCCCCGGCAAAAACTTAATATTGGTTTAAACTTTTTCTCGACTGTGTTATAGTTAAGTTCTCTTATGGGGGTGTAGCTCAGTGGGATGTAGCGCTACATTTGCAATGTAGAAGTCGTGAGTTCGATCCTCACCACCTCCAAATTTACCAATAATTTCAAGCACTTAGATGAAATTTCGAATGCTTGAAATTATTTATGGCGGGTTGGCCGAGTTGGTCTATGGCGCTGGCTTAGAATCCCAGAGTGCTCGAAAGGGCACCATTCGTTCGAATCGAATACCCGCTTCCATTGTTGAATGATTTCATGTAGTTAGCCGGCTTTTTATCCCTTTAAATTTTGTTACCAGTATGGTATAATGGATATATGACTACATTCGAACAAGCATATGCCGGCGGCGCCGTGGGTCTTATCTCCTGGCTTAAGGATTCGCCTAACGGTGGACATAACCGGTTGACGCCAGAAGAAGTCGTCTTGGTTGCCAAGCTTATGAACAACAACCAGAATGACGCAGAAGTTCTAACTGTTTGGGGAGCTCTTCAACGGGATATGATTCATCTGGATATGATTCATCCCTTGATAGTAAATAGATTGTTGCAAGCGTGCGGTGTTCCGCCGATTTCAGCAGAAGAAATTGAAACAAACCGTCTCCGACGTGAAGCAAGTATGGGAGTAATTTCAAGCACTTAGCAACTCAGTTTAACTTTCAATAGGGGTCTGGTAAGATAGATGTTCGCAATGAAAGTGTAAACATCTTCCATGTCCCTAGAGGAAATTCTAATATTGAAACTGAGAAGTGAACGTAAAGAGAAGCCAGTCAACTTATCCTATTCGAAGTCCATAGACATATGGATAAATGCGGCTTTACGCAAGCTAAAACTTGAAGACAAAATAGGTAAAATACATTGGCAACTTAATGAAGAATTAAGTGGAGTAGTAGCAAGAGCTAAATTTCTAATAATAATGAATGAAAAAGTATTTACATATTTAGAATTTAGCCCGACCTTCTTTCATAACACTCAATCTCAAAAACAAAGAAGAGAAATAGTTTATCACGAAGTAGCTCATGTGGTAGACTCTTATTGTGCCGGCTCTTCCGGTGGTCATAATAAAAATTGGAAATACCTAATGAAGCTTGCAGGAGTGCCAGCCAAAACCTCTTATGAATTGATACGATAATGGGATATAATATTACACTTCACAATTATGATTTTATCATTGCCGCCGCCGAAAAGAATAATGTTCTTCAAGCGCTTCACAATATGCCAGATATCAATTATTCTTGGGTCAGCATTGCTGAGGTAAAGAAGACGCAAACTTTGGATGAAGCCATGTATGAATGGCGATATAAGCCGGAGTATGATGAGGGCGGGAATGTTATAGGTATTGATTTCTGTGGTGAGAAGCTTGGGAGCGATGAAGAAATGTTTGCCGCAATTGCTCCCTTCGTTAAGCATGGAAGTTTTATTGAAATGCATGGAGAAGATGGCGCAATGTGGCGCTGGAAGTTTGTCAATGGACAAATGAAAGAAATTTCTGCAAAAATTATTTGGGATGATGAATAAGAAGTATTCGCTGGTAGCTCAGTTGGTTTAGAGCAAACCGTTGATAACGGTTAGGTCACTGGTTCAAGTCCAGTCCAGCGAACCAATAAAGAAATAAGGGGGATAAGAAGAAAATATGAAAGCCGGCTTTACATATATTATAATGCTACTTGACAGGTCTGGGAGTATGGTTTCTCTAAGAGAGGATACCATTGGAGGCTTCAATTCCTTTGTAGAAGAACAAAGAAAAGTTCCTGGAGAAGCAGTTCTAACGCTTGCTCAATTTGATGACAAGTTTAAGATTTGCTATAAGGCTTTACCGCTAGCAGAAGTGCCTAAACTCACAGAAGAGACTTTTGTGCCTAGAGGCTCTACGGCACTAAGGGATGCGGCAGCAAGATTGATGATTTCAGCCGGCCAACATCTTTCTACCATGAAAGAAGAAGACCGACCAGAAAATGTCATCTTCGTTATCATTACCGATGGTAAAGAAAATTCCAGTAAAGAGACGCCCGCTCATATTCTTAAAGAAATGATTGACCTCCAAACTAATGTCTATAAATGGCAATTCCTATTCCTAGGAGCTAATATGGACGCCGCCTTGGTAGCACAAGATATGGGCATGTCTGGATTGAGCTATAACGCTACAGGAGCAGGCATTCGGTCCACAATGGACACAGCATCATCTTATGTCGGGAGCCGTAGAACAGGCAACCAGGACGCAGCGGAGCGTATCCTTAAGTCTAAGGACGTTGAGGATGAAGAAGCGAAGAAAGCTTCGAGAGATTTCAAGAAGACATTAATTTAGTCATTTTAAATAAGTTCGGGTAAATTAGTCAATAATTACTTATATGACAAGTCCACCAGACAATTTAGATGCCCAAGCTGTAGAGAAGGTTTTACGAACTTTGGATAGAGATTTAGCTACCATGGCTGTATTTTCTGGAATAAGTATGAAACTTGATAGCGTATTGAAGACTTTAATAGTAGTCAGTGATATATCATATTTTAGAACAATGCAGAAAGAAATGTTAATACCGCCAGCCGTAGGTGAACTATCTGCTGTTGAAATTAAAAAGCTTCTTAAACAAGATGGCTGGCTTCTCTAAAATATTGCTTTAAATTTTATTGCCGGCCTGTTATCATAAGGTATGGTCGAACAAGGAAATCTAAAACGGTTCTGGTGTAAGTTTACCAAGCATGACTGGCGTGTGTATCCGCTATGTGAGCATGAGCTAACTCCATGGGCAAAGAAGTGTAGTCGATGTGGAGAACTCCATATTGGTAGAAAGAATATGGATGAAGTAATTTATGGCGAATGAAGAAGATGCAATATGTGATGGATTGCAAGCAGTATTAACTGATTATAATTTTCTATATTTGATTGCCGGCAATGAAATGCACGAAGAACTTATCCGAGAAGCAATTATCGGAGCTTATAAAGCCGGCTTCAAAGATGGTCGTGCCCTTACTACTCGTTCAAAGGATTGATAATGCCAAAAGGTATCCCAGGTAGCGGTAAAGCTAAAACAATTAAAACAAAAGCGGCTAAAATCAAAGCACCTCGCTCCGTGCGAGCCCCAGGAGTGCGAAAGATTAAAATGACCGCCGCTAATAAAAATGATGGAAAATATCAGTGCGTCCTCGTTGGTGATACATGGCACTCGATTCAAAGTCAATCTTCGCCCCCGTCTGTACGGGATGCTGGCGCATGGACGCTATGTGTTCTGTGGGCCACATTTAAACGTGGGTACACGGATCGCCGTCCAGATTGTTTGGAGTGTCTAAAACATACAGAAGAGTATGAAAAGAAGAAGAACGAGGATGGAGAAATTTAGTCGGAGCGCACACACACACACTGCACACTAAATCTTATACAATATAGAGATGCCATACAAAAACAAAGAGGATGCGAAAGCTAATCGAGAAAAAGATAAAGATAAAGATAAAATAAAAGCTAAAGCTAGTCGTGAGAAGAACAAGGTTAAAAGAGCTATGTCTTATAAGGCCTGGTACGAGTCTAACAAAGACAAAAGAATTCTTTATTGCAAAGTTTATCGTGAATCTCGTACAGAAATTGCAAGGGCAACGTGGCTGAATTATAAATATAAATTAACTATTGAAGAATATAATGAAATGTTGGCATTGCAAAATAATTCTTGCGCAAGTTGTGATATAAATCAAGATCAGTTATCAACAAATCTTTGTGTTGATCATAATCACACAACCTTTAAAAACAGAGGACTTCTTTGTAACAAATGCAATACTGCACTTGGATTATTTAAAGATGAACAGCAAAATATGCTCAGAGCAATTGACTACATTCACAAAACCAGCAAGACAGGCTTTTTGGTTGAAAACAAGCACCGCTTCGTAAATCTTTCCATGAAAGAAACGTTAATAGAAAAGCAAAAACTAATCGATTCGCAAAATAACAAATGCGCCATTTGCAAAACGTTCATCAATATGAAACCAGATGCAATAAGTGTCCGACCTTGCTTTGATCACAACCACAGTACAAGCGAAATTCGTGGGGCGTTATGCGTTAAATGTAATACCGCTATTGGAATGTGCGAAGACAACGTTTCCACATTAAAAAATATGATTAAATACATTCAAAATCACTCATGAAACATTAAAACCCAAGAGCAAGCTGAGGCGCCTGGCGCTAATTCGCAAGGGGCTTGGACTACATGTAGCATATGGGCAGCTTTTAAGCGTGGCTACAATCGTCAACTTCCAGATTGCCCATATTGTCTTAAACACGCTAATATTGATATATCCAATAAACTCGATAAAGGAAACGAATAATGTACGTAGAAGATAATGGCGATATTATTGAATCAAACGCAGTTAATGGCGGCTATCAAATTATTTATAAGTTCCAGAATGGTTATGGAGCCTCAGTCGTTCAACATGACATGTCCTATGGTCTAGAATTAGCTGTAATCAAATACAAAGACGACGGTCAGTGGGACTTGACCTATGAAACCCCTATTACCTCAGACGTGCTTGGGCATTTGACTCCAGAAGAGCTTAAGGAGCATCTGGATAGTATTCGTAAGCTTCCAGGAGCAACCGTCGCTCCTGTAATTGAGCCGGCAAATTAAATATTTTTATTGGTTGAAATATGTGCCGAAAGCTGATATACTGAGAGGGTAGACAAGAAGAACATGCTCGGTTGGTGAAACAGGCAGACACAACGGACTTAAAATCCGTCGGCCGCAAGGCCATGCGGGATCATTCCCCGCACCGAGCACTGAATTATTTCGGATTGGATGCAACACTGGAAGTTGCACCGGACTGTAAATCCGGCGTCCTTCGGGACAAGTAGGTTCGATTCCTTCCCAATCCACGAATTAGCAGGTCTGATGTTTAATGGTAGCATGAAATCTTTCCAAGTTTTTCGAACGGGTTCAAATCCCGTGACCTGCTCCAAGTCAAACAGTTGAAATGAAAAAGAAATATTGCAAATATAGCGACGAAGCAATTAAAATTGCTGTTGCGGCGAGTGTTTCTGTCGCAGGAGTTTTAAGACTATTGGGAATAGACCGACCTTCTGGTGGATCTCATGCTCATATTAGTCGTCGGATAAACCAGCTTGGATGTATTACAAGTCATTTTTTAGGTAAAGGTTCGAATTTAGGCCCTGACCATAAAGGTGGATGCGTCAAACAATCTTGGGATGAGATCTTGGTTCTCAGAACATCTGGATGCAGGGCGAAGTCTAATAGGCTTAAAAGAGCAATGATCGAATCTGGGAAAGAATATGTGTGTGAAAACTGTGGACAGATTCCGACGTGGCACGGAAAACCTTTGAGGCTTCAAGTCGAGCACAGAGATCGTAATTGGTTAGATGATCGTAAAGAGAATATTTGTTTTCTGTGTCCAAATTGTCATAGTCAAACAGATGGTTGGTGTGGTAGAAAATGATTATCCAATGCCCGAATAACTCAGCGGTCAGAGTGCCTCCTTTACACGGAGGAAGTCGGGGATTCAATTTCCTCTTCGGGTACCAGCCATATAATTTTTTTATATGAAATTCGTTAAGCCCTTATAGCTCAGCTGGATAGAGCGCATTTTTCCTAAAGATGAAGTCGCAGTTTCGAATACTGCTTGGGGCGCATATATATAACAGTTTCTCCGGTATAGCTTAAATAAGAAGTATTAAAGCCCTAGTTTGTAGCTTGGATGACATGAGTGAAAATCTCATTACCGGAAATATGATCGGGGATCGTTCAACGGTAGGACAAGAGACTCTGAATCTCTGAATCTAGGTTCGATTCCTAGTCCCCGAACTAAATGATAAAGGTAGTATACTGGAAGAGGTAAGTTATGGCAAAGTATAAGTTAGCATCGTTTTTCTCCGGCGCTGGTGGTCTTGATCTTGGGTTCAAGAACGCTGGATTTGAGACTGTATTCGCTAATGATATCTGGAAGGGGTGTCACGATACATTTGAGAAGAATCATGGCATTGTGATGACTAAGAAGTCTATTGCTTTGATTGAGCCTGGGGATATTCCGGAAGTTACTGGATTTATTGGAGGGCCTCCATGTCAGAGTTGGTCTGCTCTTGGCAAGAAGCAAGGTATTTCTGATCCCCGAGGAAAGTTGTTCTGGACCTATTTGGATTTAATTGCGAAGAAGAAGCCGACTTTCTTTCTTGCTGAAAATGTTGCAGGAATGCTCTTCCCTCGATACAAGGGAGAACTGCAAAGGATCATTGATCAATTTGAAGCTATTGGTTATAATGTAAGTTTTAAGCTTTTGAATGCGAAGGACTATGGAGTTCCGCAGGAGCGTAAGCGTGTCTTTATTGTTGGTTATAATAAAGATGTTATGGGAGATAAGAAGTTTGAGTTTCCCGCTCCTATTAAGCGAATGATTACTTTGAAAGAGTCTATTGGAGATCTACCGCCGGCTATTATGGCAGGAGCGAAGGATCATACTTTGGATCAGGTATTCAATAATGAATATACCAGAGGTAAGTTTTCTGCACATTATATGTCCTCCAATAGAGCAAAGGGATGGAATCAGCAAGCATTTACTGTTGCGGCAAGTGCCCAGGCAATCTCTATTCATCCAAGTGCCCCAGAAATGATTCGTTTGGGACATTATAACTTTAAGTTTGCTCCCGGCTTTGAAAGTTCTTATCGCCGTCTATCCGTTCGGGAGTGCGCTAGAATTCAGACGTTCCCTGATAATTTTATTTTCAAGTATAAGTCAGTATCTGATGGATATAAGATGATTGGAAATGCTGTGCCAGTAAAGCTAGCAGAAATTCTAGCAAAGAAAATCCTTTTGGATATTGAGGGG